TTTTCTTACTAAGTTCAGCTGCCTGTGAGGGTTTTTGTCCAAAGTATCCTTGAGGTTCTAGACTTCCTTTCTTTCCAAATCTTCTTTCATTTCTTGCTTGTGTTCTTGGTAGAGAATAAATTGGTGATTTTACTTTATCTACCTTTGCTTCACCTACAACTTCTTCCTTTGTGACACCTGCTTTTGATCTTTCTCTTTCAGCAATGCTTTTGATGATCATCTTTAACTTTGCCCTCTTACCATATGGATTTGGTTTCTTTTCTTGTTTACCAAATGCTGCCATTTGACCGGATGGTTTACCTGATCCTCTAGTAATACCATATGCCATACCTTCAGAAGTTGATGTAGTATGCTGTTCGTCAGGAGTATTTGATGCAAGGTTCTTTGCTTTCTGTTTCTTAGAGATCTTTGGCCCTCCTACTGGATCACCATACTCATCTCTTTTCATTTCTCCTAAATCAGATCTCCAATCAGAAGGATTGAGTGGTTCTGGTTTGATGATGTCTACTGCTTCAACTTCAGTAAACTTAATATCATCTTTTTTCCAATCTTGAACTAATAATTCACTCTCTATTGCAGTTTCCTCTTTCATATGAGGTGCTGCCTTGTAAAGTGGTTCACCTGTTTTTACATTCTTCTTACCTGCCTTATAACCTTGATACGCTGGTGTATTACCTTTCTTGTCAGCATTAGTTACTTCATATGCCTCTGATTTATTACCCCAGTTTGCAGCACCAACTTTACGACACTTCACTAACGCACCTGATGCATATGCAGATGGCCATACAGAATATCTCGACTTAACTTTATGATAGCAAGCATCTTTTGTGCCACTACCTTTACCTTTCTTATCTTTGACTTCACTTATGATATCATAAATTGTATTTGTTTCTGAACGATACTTCTCTCTTTGATTTGGTATGATATACTCAACATCTAATTGATCTCCAACTTCAACATTATTCTCTGCAAACCAACCACGATTTACTTCGATTGCTAGTTCAATATCTCCCTCTGAATAGACAGGAAGTGGATTATTTGGTTCTAACTCTTTAATACTTTCAATAACCCCATCTTCTCTGATAAACGCAATATCAAGAGGTATTCTTGTCTCAGTCATATGAAAAGACTGTTTTGCAATATTATCAAATACAAAAAGCATTCCACTGTCTGTATCTAAACTTTCACGGAACATTAGTCCTTGCTTGAAATCTAAAGCACTCTTTGGAATCTCTAGTCTCAAAGGTAATGTTGTAAATTCTTCTTTCATTTTTCTTTTTGGATCGGTTGATACCATTGTTGGTGCTGCTGCACCAGATTTTTGTGGTTGATTAGGATCTGCTGCTCTCTTTCTTCTTGCAGCACTATCTCTTTCTTTATCACTCATGGATCTTCTCTTTGAAGAAGATACACATTTAGGAGTTGTTTTTTGACCGGGTTGACGAGCACAAGGCTTACCATCATATTTACCACCAACTTGAACCCAACCTTTTACTTTGCGTCCAGACTTAGTAGTTCCACTTGATTTACCAAACCATGCACGAAGTCCTTCTTCTGTCATGTTCTTTGGTTTCTTACCCTTCTTTTTCATATCGATTGCAATCGCTGCCTGTTGTGCAGGATTTGCTGCTTCTTTCACTTCTTTGCTGTCAAGATAATCTGCAGCAGTATCTAAGTAATCAGATGCCTTAGTTATCTTTGATTGTACCCATGCTTTGAAATTATCTTTCTTGCGTGAGTGTTTAACAATCCGTTTAGATGCTCTACCTGCTGTCTTCAATTGATTACGAATCATTTCTGGTTCGTGATCACCATGCTTTTCTTCTTTCATTGCTTTTTCTAAATCATCTGCTTGTTTGGCATGTGTTTTAGAACCACCCCTTAGTTTCTTAACCAATTTTTTTACAAATGGTTTATCTTTTTCATCTAAGGTTTCCTTCATTAAAAATCCATCATCACGAAGAACTGATCCTTCGGGAATTGGTTTACACTTCTTATCAGTGTTGCAATAGTAATATCCTTTTTTACAGGATTTCATCATTCAGCAGTTTCTGAGTCATTATTATTTAGAATACCTTGTTTTAGTAGTTTTGATAACTCACTTGTAGACCCTACAAATAAGGCATTGTTTGTGACATTACTTTGAGTTTTTTGTTTTTCCTCATCTATATCTTTCATCTTTTTCTGAAGATCCATTAATTTATCAGTGCTATCAGCTACTGATTTAATTAACTGTCCTGCAACTTCGTATGCTCTTGGACTTGCACTTTCACCTGCAACTTCCATGATTCCATTGATTGCCTCTTGACCTTTTTCAATTAGTGAATATAACTGCCCTCTTGTATATTTGTAATCTTTTTCAACATCATCTTTTTTAAGAACTACATTTGGTAATTCTGGTTTTTCATTATCTTTTTTAACAATAGAGGTTTCTACATTTAAAGATTTTTCAATACTGTTAAAATTTGTGTTCATCATGAGTCTGTCCTTGTTGCAGGATTAAATTGTAATGAATCAGTAAAGATACTTGATGTCTCACTAAAACCAAAGTCATCATCAACATCAATAAGATTATCATCTGCTGTAGTTAATTTATTAATTTTTGTATTTTCAAGGTGTGATGCTTTAGCAGTGCTGTTAAATCCTCTCTTAACAGCTAAAGTGTTTGCATCTGGTTTTGCATCAACTTTCATAACTTCAGTATCAATAACGATGCGATCACCAACTGCAAAATTAGATGAATCTGTGACAGTGATTCTGACATCATTTTTACCAATATTAAATGTCAACTGCGCGGTGTTATCTGCATCATAATCTTTAAGTGCTTTAGGTGTAACAGTATATCTAAGTTCTCTTCTCTTATTCTCACGATCCATATTAGTATGATAATCCAATTGAACTTTCTTAATAAGTCCTTCTGGTGTATCTGCGACAGGGCCAAATAGATATGTTTTTGCTGTAAAGTTTAATGTGTATATTAATGCTCTTCTGGTTGCAAAATCTCCTTCATAATCATCTTGAAATGATATATTATCTAAGACAACACTTATATCCCTTTTCTCACCTATAACACTTATCAAATCTACAGTTAAATTAAAAGATGGTTGAAAAAATGGTAAAATCTGTTCTATGATTTGTAATCCATCATCGTTTAGTTTAACTAAGATATTTAATTCAAAACCAATATTATATGGTACAGGCATGAATACTTTTCTTAAGTTTGATCCGTCAGATGCTTTAAATGTTTGTGTGATAGTAGATTTTCGAGTTGCATCATACGCAATGTTTGTCATCTCAAAAGACATTCTAGGAAGTGTGATTTGAGTCGCACGATTCAAATCTGCTTGTTGCTCAAGTCTTGCTAAAAATTTCTGCATTGGGCCATATGCCAATGCAACTTTCATATCGCTAATTGATTTACCACTATTATCCTTATGTCGAATGTGAATATCATTAAACAATGTTCCAAAAGATATAACAGTCTTTCTAAGTATTTCGTGATAAAAATAAGTGCCTAACATTAGTATGTACCAAAGGGATTAGATTCCGCAAAATCAATGATTTCATCTGCAGCCAGTTCAAATTCATCATTATCACTGTATGCATCATATTTATCCTCTTGTTCATATTCACGAACATTATATGCGATAAACGATGTTGTTCCTGTTGATAGTGTAAATGATGATGAAGTTGTATTCAGACTAGGAGAATCTATATTTATTGTTCCCGCACCGATTGAAATCACAGTGACACCTATACCAATAACATTGTCAACTGCGGATACTGCAGCACCTACAGATATTCCTGTTGTATTGATACCAGTAATTAATGTTGTTGATACACCAACTGTTCCAGTTGTTGTTCCTGTGGAAACGAATACTGTCTTATGAATTCTATGTCCAGTTCCCGGATCAATACCTGTTTGTATTCTAACTTCCTCACCCGGAATAAATCCACTGACAGTAGATCCAATTCCAACATTTGTAATTTTAAGAACTTTTGT